ATCAAATTGTTTTTTCCTTAATTTTTTTACTTCAGGATCTTTTGGTTTCCCTTGTCTTCCTTGTGGTCCTCGACTCATTATGCTATACCTCCTTTTACGTATCTCATTCTAGTCATATCCATCATTCCACCACCCATAGCTTTTTTTCTTTTCTTCTTGCCACCTGGTGTAACTTTACCTGAACATACGGCTGAACCGTACATGTTAGCATATGCTGAAGGATATACTTTGAATTTTCTTTTAGCGGCTGCTTTGCCTTTTGCACAAAGCTTTGCCATTATGATTTTTTCATCTTTTGAAGTTTCTTAAAATCAGGTCCATCAATTTTTTTCTTGTCACCTGCTAGTGATGCAATTTTCATTTGTTTAGATGAAAGTTGTTTGTCAGCTCCACCACCAAATTTTCTTTCAATTCTACCTTTAGTTTTATCAAACATTTTTTTTGATTCTTCATTTCTTTTTTTAGTAGTATTAGAAAGAGTTTTTGTTTTATTACCTTTAAAAGTAATAGGCATATTATTTTTTAATTCAAAAATTGATTGACTTAATTTTGCACCAGAGCCTTTTGCTTTTTGTACAGCTTTAGTTGTTTCACTTATTTTTTTTTCTAATTCTGTTGTATTAACAGTTGGTTTGACTTTATTTATAGTTGGTGAAGTTTTAGATCCACCTTTACCTAAATTTTTTAAAAAACTAAATCCTGCTTTTACAAATGATGACATTATTTTTTTCCTCCGTTACGAAAAATTTGTGTACCCTTTATACCATAAATACTCGCCACGACAAGTATCCATAAATTAGTAAACCATGACGGGAGCTGTGAGAACATGTCGAAGAACAATTTTACCTTGTCCATCGCTGTTGGGTCATCCGATATCACTGCCCACGCGAGCACCAACACGGGCAAACTTAATATTACGAGGACCGCCTCGTCCTTCCAGTCCGATTGCCTTGCTTCTAGCAATTTGCCTTGGTAAGCTTCCTGACCTTGGGCCATTTTTGTGGCATGCATGAGTTGTGCTTCACTCATTGCCATTTTCGTCTTCTGCTTATTAGCATAGATCTTACTTCCAGCAGAAACGGCTAATTTAATTGCCGATAACCACATATTAGTACCAATCTGCTTTGCTTTTCTTTTCTGCAAGCATTCTTCTTTGACCTTTTACTTGAACTGACTGAGTTTCAGTAGGTTTTGACACCTCAATTTCAACTCCGCCGTTAAGTAAACCGTCTTTATTCAAGAACATATCATGATCTACATGAGTCATGCCTGCGTGACTGTTTTTTTTATTTTTTTTCATATTTATTCTCCAGTTTTTCGAATGATTGCAACATTTCCAGGCATTTGATCTGAACTTGGAAGAGTTTTACCTAAAATAGTTTTCTCAATCGATGTATTAGCTCTTAGTTTAGCCAATTCTTCGTTTTGTTCAAGCTTTTCATCGTGCATTGACTGATTCATCATAGCTCTTGTCTTGTCTAGATTCAATCTTTGATCAGCTTGGTCGTGTTTTTGTTGATTATCCATGGCTCTAAGGTCTAATTCTCTTGCTTTTAGCTTCGCAATTGGATCATTTCCAAAGTCACCCATGATTTTGTTCTCTTCTTCCTTAAATTCTTGAGTCATATCAGCAATTAACTTAGCTTTTCTTGCTTCAATACCCATACTTAACTGCATAATCTGCTGTTGAATCTCAGGAGTTTGTGCCATTTGTGGATTTTGTTGTGCCATTTGTTGTAGTTGCATCAATTGTTGTATCTCTTCTCTAAATTCTACTTCTAATTGCTCTTGTGCCATTAAAGAAATATGTTCAAAAACATTTTTTTGTAGTGAACCCATAATTACAGGATTATTTTTAGCCATATTAGTTGCCATAAAGTTTAAATGAGAAGTTATATGTGCTCTGTGATCTTGACCTTTGAATGCTTGGAAAGGTTTACCACTCATTGCCATAATATTTTCTGCCGCTGGGTCCATTGGCATTGGTTGTTGAGGTGGTGGTAAGATTCTATTAATGTCTTTTATACCAATCGCAGAATACATATCTCTGTACGCTTCATACAAATTATGCATTTGTGGATTAGACATTGCAAGTTGTAATTCTGTTTGAGCTAAACTTATTCTTTGTGATTGTGAGAATATGTTTGGATCTGCAACAGGTAAAATATCTACCTTGTCATCAAAGTCTGCAGCTTTAATATTTCTTTGTCCACCTACAACATCATAAGGATATTCTGGTGGAAGGTAAGTTTTAAATACGTCAGCTAATAATACAAATTCTTTTTTTAATGCCACATACAATCTTTTATGTATGGCTGACATGACTCTGGAACCACGTTCTAAAAGAGCAATGGTCGTACCAACAGCGGCCTGCTGGTTGCCGTCACCGACCTGCATGTCAGCTATGGCGGCAAATCGTTGTCCTGCTTGAACCACTATTCCCATTAATTGTAATAATGTTGCTGATGGTTCTTTGAAAGGTAAAGGCATAAATGCGTCTCGGATATTTCCTCCAGGTGCATCTACATCTCTAAACTCTCCAGGTTGAATCGATTGCGCTTCATCTCTAACACGAATACCTCTTTGTTTAAATCCAGCCGGCATATTTGAAAACGTACCAGCGTCTAATAATTGTCTGAGTGCATTCGTTGCAGTTCTTGATAATCCACCAATCATGTGAATTAAGCCAAAACCATAAAAGCCTAGTCCAGGTAAAAATTTAAAATGTGCAAAATATTCTACTTTACTTTTTGTTGGGTCTTCTGGTTTATAGTTTCTTCTAATTGACAGAACTTCTCTTGATGATGTATCTAAAGTTACAATGTAAGGAAGTTTGATTCCTGTCGGATTTTGTTCCATGTCTTTATCTTCGAAACCTTCTAGATCAAGGTTTGTTTGAAACTCTAGAATTGTGAACATTTGTTCATCTCTAGTTTTTCTAACTCCTTCAAGCTCTCTTTCTTTTTTCTCTACTTCTGTTTCTTGTGAATAGCCTGGTGTGATTTCTATGTCTCTATAAAAACCAGACACTTGTTTTTTTCTTAATTCATTTTCTGACATTTTTAAAACATGCACGATTGAATCTGCATCTTCTAAAGATGTTGCAGTGTATGGAACTATCAGGTCATCTGCCGGTACAAATTTGGACACGGCTCTGCCAAGAATTTCATCGTAATAAATTTTCTTGAAAGCAGAGCCGCTAAGAGGGAGATAAAAAAGTAACTGATCGAACTCGGGTTCATACTCTTTCATCACGTTCATGAGTTGATAGTTCATGAAATTTTTTACTCTTGTTGACTGTTCTTCTTTTTGTCTACTTGGTACACCCATAATCTGAGTATGTACCGGACCAGTCGCTGGGAGTAATTCTTTGTAAGCTTGTGCTTGAAACTGTGTTACCGCTTCTGCTAATACAGGGTGAGTTGCACCACTTGCATTTGAGAATGGTTGAGATCTTGTCTCGTATTTAAATCCTAATAAATCTAAACCTTTTGTATATGCATCTTCCCAATCTTTTCTAGATGCTTTGTACTGTGTGTAGTTTTCAAAAAGTTCAGAACCTAATTTACCTAAAACATCTTCTGGTAATAAGTCTGCTAAATTATCAAAGTGTTCATTAGTTCCTGGCTGATTTACAGCTTCAGGATCAAAAGTGATTGTAGCACCACCGTCTTCATCTTGTTCAACTTGAATGTCTTCAGGTCCAACTTGTTCTTCTATATTATCTTGAGAAGCTTCCGCTATCTCTTCTTCGCTAGGTAATTTTATTTCCTGCTCTACGTTCGGTAAAGCTTTGTCTATATCTGCCATTATTTTTCTCCGAGTTCTTTACTACTATAATCTTTTTTCCGGGAACATTCAACCCCTGTGGGTTGGGCCCTCTAAGTGGTGGTATTGTAGTTGTTAATTTTTTAGTCATATAATAATCCTACTCCTTGTATTGCTAAAGACGCAGCAAGTCCACCTATACCTGCTCTAGATAATCCTTTTAATGCTGTTTTCCCTAAACCCAGTTTAGCAAATTTTCTAAATGTTGGGTTCAATCCTCTAGTTAATTTATCTGTCTGTTCAGCAAATATTGGATATGTGTAGTTTAATGGATCTGTTGCAATATCAGTAATTGAATCTCCTTCTGCAACTTGACTAGCAATATCTCCAGCCATAAACGGTGCTAGTAATGCAGGTGATGCTGCAATCCCAAGTCCTCTTCCTAAAACTCTTGCACCTGTTTTT